ACGGTGACGACGTAGCGCTCGTAGGGCGGCCGGTAGCGGTCCGTGGTGCGGCTCAGGAACGCCTTGATGCGCGACACGTCCGCCTGGCCGATGGCGTCGAGCTCCGCCATCTCGATGATCCAGATGCCGCGCATCTGCTGCGCCGCGTCCTTCGAGCCGAGTTCGGCGAGCTCGTCGGTGAACCAGGGCTCGGAGGCCAGCACTTTCAGAGCAGTCGACTTCCGGATGCCCTGCGGCCCTTCCAGGATCAGCATGTGGTCGGCCTTGCAGCCGGGCTGCATGATCCGCGCCACGGCGGAGACCATCCACAGCGCGGCCATGCTCCGGTGGAGCGGCGTGTCCTCGGCGCCGAGATAGGCGACGGCCCAGGTGTCGAGGCGCGGCGTGCCGTCCCAGGCCAGCGCTTCGAGGTAGTCGCGTACCGGGTGGATGCGGATGTTGCGCGACACGGCGACGACGCTGCGGCCGACCACCACTGGCGGGACATTGATCTCGTGCCGCTGCAGCCATTCGGCGCAGCGCACGTCGTCGGCCTCGCCCCAGGGCCGGGGGTGCACCGTGCCTGCCGGATCCCAGGGCAGCGCCCGGGCGACAATGATCTCCTGGCTGAATTCGTCGAACATGAGCGCGCCGGTGAAGGCGGCGTCGAGCGACAGCGCCGTGATGACGTTGGCCTCGTTGCGCTCCGGCGCACCGCCGGCGTCGATCCGCAGCAGCGAGGCCCAGGGGGGCCGGACAGGTGCGCGGCGGACGTCGCCGGTCGCGTTCACGCGTCGGCGGAGCTCGACCAGCTGCTTCTCCAGGATGGAGACGGCGATCCCCGTGGCGATCTTCACCGCGGCGAGGACCTGGCGCTCCGGGAGTGGGTCGAGCCGCGCCAGGGCCAGCCGGCCCAGCAGCTCGGCGAGCGGCTCGGAGTCAGGCGGGCGGGTGAGGCCGGAGGCGGCGGTGAGCAGATCTTCCACTGTCGCGGGCGCCGCCGCGGTGGCAGGCGCTTTCGGCTCCGTGCCAGCCGCCTGCTCGTAGTCGGCGGCGGTCGCCCCGCGCCGCAGGTCGTTGTTGAAATCGTCGCCATGCAGCGGAGCGACGATGCGCGAGGGGATGTCCGCGACGTTCAGCCGGTCCGCCAGCGTCGCCGCGGCCTGCATGCCGGCGTGTCCGGCATCGGCGAAAATGGTGACGTGGGTGGTGCCATCCGGCCACTGCCAGCGCCGCAGCCCGTCGGCCGAGAGCGCCGCCATAACGGGGACGTCGAACAGGGCCATGGCGGCGAGCGCGGTCTCGATCCCCTCCGCCACGCCGATCCGCCCGTCCTCGCGTGCGGGCGCGAGCCGCACCGCGCCGCCGGCGACAGGCCCGAGCATCTTCTTCCCGGGCGGCGCCTTCCCGGAGCCGTCGTCCAGCAGGTAGGTGCGGTGGATGCCGCCCGTGGGCGCCCCCGCGGCGTCGCGGACGATGGCGACCATCCCGGGCCAGCCGCGCCGGCTCTCGAAGTCGGCGAGGTCGGGGTGGAACATCAGGTCGGAGCTGTCGGGCGGGGCAAGCCCGCGTCCGCGGAGGTAGGCCTCGGCGGGCGAGCCAGCGAGCGGGATGCAGCCGGCCAGGATGCGCGCGATCTCGTGGCTGTGGTCCGCGCGCGGCTCGGCAGTGCGTACAGGCGGTGCAAGACAGTCCATGCGCGCCAGCCGCGCCGCCTCGTCGAACAGGCGGGGCTCGGGTGTGCCGGTCGCGTGGTAGACCATGTCGATCGGTCCGGCGCTCTCGCCGGTGGCGTGGTCGAATCCCCACCCCGCGAAGCGCCCCTCCAGGTGGATCACGCAGGAGCCCTCGCCGCGGGGCGCGCGACCCGAGAGATCCGCGCAGCGCAGCGTGCGGCCGTCCGGGGCGCGCCGGGCGTTCGGGAACAGCGCCGGCAGCCACTCCTTCGCGGTGTCCGCGAGCCGCCGCCGCACCTCCGCCAGGTCGTGCCGGACCGGCGCCAGGCCCGCGTCGTTCAGGTCGATCGGGGCCGTGGTCATGCCAGGATCACCAGCCCCTGCTCGGCGCGCGTGATGACGGTGTAGAGCCAGCGGCGCCGGTCGAGCTCGGTCCGCCCGAGCCCGTCATCCCAGACGACCACGTTCTCCCATTGCGAGCCCTGCGATTTGTGTCCGGTGATGGCCCAGCCGAAGGTCGCCTCGGTCAGCCCCTTCTTCAGCTTCCAGTCGCGGTCGTGGCGACCCTTGTCGAAGGCGACGTGGTCCTCGAAGTGGCCCTTGTAGATGCGGAGACGCCCGCGGCTGCCATCTGCCTGGGGGGCGCCGATCCGGTTGCCGTCCTCGTCCATCACCACTGCCGAGAGGTAGTGGCTCCCCTCGTCGACGATGTCGGAGAGGGTTAGGAACATGCCGTTGATGAGGCCAAGATCGTTCTGGTTCTTGAGGCAGATGATCTTCTCGCCCGGGCCCGTGGGCAGCCATCCGCCGGCCCCGAAGCCGGCTGCGCGGCGCATGGCGTTGTTGAGCTGCAGCCGGGTCGCGTTCATGCCGCAGATCACCTGGCCGCCGCGCAGCGCCTGCTCCGGCGTGACGTCGAGCTTCCGCATCTTCCAGACGTGGTCGTCGTAGCGCCCGAAGCCGATCGGCTCGCCCTGCCGGGCCATGGTGGCGAGGCGGATGATGGCGCTCTCCGCCGCGTGGCGGTGGATCTCCGTCAGCATGATGTCGGGCGCGTCCTTGGTGAACGCGCCTTCGCCCTGGATCGGCGGCAGCTGGCCGGGGTCTCCGAGCACGAGGATCGGCTTGCCGAAGCTCAGGAGATCGCGCGCCATCTCCTCGCCGACCATGGAGACCTCGTCGAGCACGATCAGCTTCGCGTGCGCGGCGTCGCTCTTGGGGTTCAGCGCGAAGCGCGGGCGCTTCATGTCGGCGACGCCCTGACGCATCGCCTCGATCGTCGCCTCGGCGGTGGTGCGCTCAAAGCCTGTCAGCCCCCGCGCCCGTGCCACCGCCTCCTCGATTTTCTTCTCGGCGGCCTCGACCTCCTCCTCCGTCGCCTCGATGACAGAGTAGATGAGGCTGTGGATGGTGCGCGCGGGCGTGCCCTTGCGTCGCAGCACCAGCGCGGCCTTGCCGGTGAAGGTGGCGGTGACGACGCCGGGCGTGCAGGGCTCGCCGTCCCCGCCGCCACGGTGGTGCTCGAGGCCGAGCTCGTCCAGCGCGAAGCGCAGCACGGTAGACTTGCCGGTGCCGGCATAGCCGAACAGCCGGAACACCTGCTTGCGGTCGGCTTCGCTCTGGAACCAGTGCTTGATCGCGGCGATCGCCCGGTGCTGCGTGTCGGAGGGCGTGATGTCGCTCATGCAGGCGTCTCCCAGCAGCGCGTGGCGTAGGGACACTGGCGGCACAGATAGAAGTCGGCGGCCTGCGCGATGCGCGGCGGCAGCTCGCCGGCATCGGCGGCGCGGAGGATCTCGACGGCGTGGTCCGACAGCCGCTGCGCCTCCGCCGCATCGAACGGCACGGCCTCGTGGTGCAGGGCGAGCGTGTCGCGGTTCAGCGCGGTGAGCAGCGCCACCTCGAGCTGGAGGTAGGCCATGTAGAGCTGCACCTGCGCGAAGTAGATCGGCTTCGAGAGGCGCAGCCCGCGCTTGACCAGGTCGCTCCAGGACTTTTGGCCGAGCGCCTTGTGTTCCCACAGTGCAGGCCAGCCGATGCCGACCTCGGGACCACCGACGATCACACCATCGGCGTGGCCGCGCAGCTTTCCGCCCGCCGCGACGAAGCCGATCTGGCCGCCATCCGACCCACGGTCGCGCAGGTCGAAGCCGGCGAGCCGGAGCCAGCGAATAGACAGCGCCTCGAACTGGTGGCCGGCGTCGAAGACCCGCAGGATGTCGGCGTCGAAGTCGCGGTCCTTCGGCGCGTGGGTGATCTCGTAGACCACCTTGCGGGCGCAGGGTTCGCCGACGCGGCTGCCACCGAGATAGTCGCGCGGCGTCTGCCGGCGATGCCGCGCGAGCAGCGCGGCGTCGATCGCGGCGTTCACGCGCGCCGTCACGGCGACGGCGCCTTCGCGGCCATGGTCGAGGCGCCCATAGACCGCGCCGGAGCCGTGGTTCAGGTCGAGCAGCACCGTCACCTCAGAAGGGAATGGGGTCGTCGAGCGGATCGCGCTCGGCGGCCTGGCGCTGCATCGAGGCCTGGAAGCCGTCGACGCAGGCCTCGATGATGCGGTCGATCTCCGCCGCGCTGCGGTCGTGGAAGGGGGCGAGCAGCCCGAGCTCCTGCAGCACCTCGGCAAGGGGCCGGCGCGCGTCCTTGATCGCGCGCGTCTCCATCGGCGTCTTGTCGATCACGCCGGTGGACCTCCGCGCCAGAGCGCTGCCCGCCTCGCAGCACGCCATGCTGCAGAAGCGGTGGTGCGGGAACTCGCCGAAGCGCAGCCCGTGCACATAGCCGAAGCCCTTCGCCTCGCGGCCGCACAGCCCACAGACCAGGCGCCGGACCTGATCGCCGGGCATGCAGCGCGGCAGGGATGCCGGCGCTGCGGCGGGCGCTGCCCGCGCCCGGGACTGGCCCCAGCGGCGTCGTGCCATCCCGCCATCAACCGTTCAGCCAGGTCGGGCCGCCGGCGAGCGGGGCCTGGGCGGGCGGAGCGGGGGGCTGGGCGCGCGGCGTCGCAGCGGGGCGCTCCCAGACCCGGGCCGCAGGCGCGGCGGACGCCGGCGCCGCGGTGCCACCCCAGGCCGACGGGGTGTTGCCGGCCGCCGGCGCACGCGGCGCGCGCTGGCTCGGCTGCGGCGGGAGCGCCTCGCCCGCCATGATGCGCGCGTATTCCGGCTCGCCCGGCAGCACCACCCGCTCGATCCGGTTGTTGTCGCCATAGCGGGGATCGTTGGCCGGCTCGACGCGGAGCTTCGCGGCGAAGGTGATGCCGCTGAGGTCGGCGAGGCCGCGCAGGATCCGCTTGGCCTTCGCCGCCTCGCTCATGTCGTGCGGGTCGAGACCGAGCGCGCTGTCGATCATCGCCCGGAACATCCCCTTCGAGATCTTCCAACCGATGGAGACCCCCTGCTCGTCGACCTTGCCGCCGGCGACGGTGAAGCTCTGCCAGAGCTTCCGCTTGCTGTGCGGTCCCGCCACCACGGTGAACTCGCAGTCGAGCATGCGCACGTCGCTGCCGGGGGTCTTCGCCGCCTTGAGCAGTTCCCGGTCGAAGGGGCTGGCGCCGTCGATGCCGCCCTTGCGGATCTCCATGCGCAGCTTCACGAAGCTGCCGTCCGGGATGAGGTCGGTGCCGCGCGGCAGCTCGGCGTCGTTCATGTCGAAAGTCATGCGTCAGCTCCTGGGCGCGAGGTTGATCTTGCGGAGAAGGGCGGCGAGGTCGGGCGGCTCGGTCTCGTCGAGGCGGCCCGAGCGGTCCTTGGCCGGCAGGCCGAAGGCGTTGCCGGTGCGGCAGACCACGCGGCGCTCGGTGCCGCGCTCCGGGTCGTGCACCAGCGCGCCCTGCGCATCGCGCGAGAACAGCGCCATCGACACCACCTGGTCGACGATGCCGGGGAGCTCGCGGCCGGCCTTGCCGCCCTCCATCTGCGGCTGCCAGGAGACGCGGCCGAACTCGTCGGTCACGCGCTCCAGGATGCCGACCATGATCAGGCTCTTGCCCGGGGCGTGCTGCAGGTGCTTCAGCAGCCCGATCACCTCGCGCGCCATCAGGCCGTAGGCACCACGCGTGTCGGGCTTGCCGGTGCGGTCGGAGAAGGCCTCCGGCCGGGTCTTCGCCCACGCCATCGCCTGCCGGGTCAGGTCGGTGATGCTGTCGAGAAAGACGATGCTCTTGCCGGCGAGCAGCCGGACCAGGTCGGGATGCGCGGCGACCAGATGCTGGTGGTGCGCGGCGGAGAAGAACCCGTTCGGATCGGCGGCCGGGTTCACGCCGCCGATCAGGCAGGCGAGGTCGATCGCATCCTCGAAGCAGCGCACGGGGATGCTGTCCCCGGGCCAGTCCTGGACGGACTTCAGGCCGGCCTCGAGGTCGATGCACAGCGTGGCCTCGGCAGGCAGGGTCCTGAGCAGGCTGGTCTTGCCGACCCCGCTCGGGCCGAAGAGCGCCATGGTGGTCTTGTTGGCGGCGGTGGAGAGACGTTCGTCGGCGGTGACGATGCGCAGCGGCATCAGGCGCCTCCCGCCTTGAGGGCGAGCCGGAAGCTCTGCCGGCCGGTGCGCACCGTGCGCGCCGGCTCGAAGGCCTGGCGGATGCGCTCCGGCCAGGCGACGTAGGCGCGCTCCGGCACCTTGAAGCTGACCTCGAGGTACTCGCCGGGATCCTCGCCGCCGGCGCGGATCTGCGCGGCGAGGTCGGCGAGGCGGCGCTGGTCCCAATCGACGCGCTTCGGGAGCTCGGCGGTGACCTCGACCTCGCCGTCCTGGAAGCGCACCGTGCCGGTGTCCTTACCGGCGGCGGCGCGCGCGGCGATGGCCCGCTGCTCGTAGCGCAGCGCGATGGCGGCCTCGATCCAGTCCTGCATGCGCTTGGCGGCCTCGACCGCCTCGCGCGCTTCGGCCTGGAGGAGGGCGAGGTGCTCGGCCGGCAGCGCGATGATGTCGCCCACCGGCAGGTGGCGCAGGCTCTCCAGGCTTGGGCGGTTGGTGCGGAGCGCGTCCATCACGCCGCCTCCGCGAGCAGCATCGGCAGGATGGCCGACGCGGGGCGGCGCGGGCGGCGGCGGGCCACGAGGATGTACTCGTAATCCTCGTAGCCGTGGCGGCGCTGCACGATATCTGCGAGCCCGAGCTCGGCCAGCTTCCAGGCGCGGGCGGCCAGGCGCTGCAGCGCCGTGCGCTCCTGCTCGGGCAGGCACTGCAGCTGCGGGCAAACCTGCCGGGCGAGAGCGCCACGATGATAGGTGAGGCGGTCGCCGGGAGCCGCGGTGCCCAGCCAGATGCAGAGCGACGCTTCGGTGAGAGGCCTCGCCGCCGCGCGCATGTCGGGGGTGTTGGTGTCCATGATCATGATTACCGAGGCTGCTGTGGTTCTGTTTCAGGCCGCCGGGGCGATGCCGGCGGCGCAGAGCCGCAACCGCATCTCGCGCACGCGCCGGAAGGCGGTGGTGCGTGACAGGCCGGCGTGACGCGCAGGATCGACGTCGCCACGCGCCAGGGCGGCGCAGAGGGGCGCATCCTCCTCGGTCAGCACGTCCGCGACCCGCTCGAGGTCGATGCGCCGATTCACGTCGGCGAAGGCGTCGGTCTGCTGGCCCATCCACGCGCCGTAGCCGTCCGCCTCCGACAGCAAGGCGCCGACCGTGGCGCTGCCCTCCGGCAGCGGGTCATCCAGGGAAGTGGGGTGATGAAGTGTCCGGTACCGCTGGGTGCGATGCGCCAGCAGGGCGGCATGGTGCCGGAAGCAGGTGAGCGCGAATGCGCCCAGCTGGCCCTGGCCTGGGTTGAAGCTTGGCAAGCGGGCGAGCAGGTCGGTCAGGAGGTTCTGGGCGAAATCCTCGGCGTCATGCGCGGGCAGCCGGAGGCGGCGGCACAGGCCGCGCGCCATGCGCACGGCCATACGGTGCAGGGGTTCGAATTCGGCGAAGGTGAGCGAGGGCATCGGCGGCTCCGGCTGGTCGTTAATGACCAGCCGAACCTGCCGGGGATGCTCTCCCACAGGGGTGGGACGGCTGTGGGAGAGGTGTGGGAACGGCCCTCGCCGAGCCCGCCGCTTACTCCACCACCGCCACGGTGAGCGGAGGGAGATTGATCGCGTAGCCGGTCGTCGTGTGGGTGGTGATCAGCTGCGCAACCTCTTCGGCATCGCCAAAGGCCCGCTTCAGCTGCCGGCGGGTCTCGGACACCAGGTCGCGGACTGCGCCTTCGGCCGTGCTCGGCGTGAAGATTTCGTCCAGGAGGGCGTGCCGGCTGACGATCGGCTTTCCGCGCCGGTGCTGCCGCGCGAGGATGTGGAGCAGCTGGAACGGCCGCGGCGGCAGTGTCGCGGCCTTCCCGCCGATGAGGACCGTGCGCGTCCCGACGGTGAGCACGAGGCTGTATCGGCCGGCGCGCCCATCTGGCAGCCGGGCGACATCCAGTGCCAGGGGGAGATCACCCACTGGCGGCAGAAGGGCGTGGATCGGCTGAACATGATGGATGTTCTGTTCGGCCAGGTTGCCGCGCATCAGCGTGGGCAGTTCTGGCCCGACCAGGATGACTGTGCCTTCCTTGTGGGCGAGGCGAATCGCGCCGACCAGCCCTGGCTGCCGGATGCCAATGCGGGTGGGTGCGGCCACGATGATCCGCCCGTCCGCAAGCATGCCGAGGCTCCACAGCCCTGGCGCGATCTGGTCCGGACGGCCCAATCCCATGGCCTCAGCCACGCCTTCCATGAAGGCCGACAGGACCACGTTGAAGCCGCGCACCTCGTCCGCGCGCAGGCGCTCATCCCTTCGGCGATCGCCGGCGCATTTGGCGGTGGCGATATCGCCGTCCCACACGATTGCACGTTCATCAGCGCCGCAGTCGCAGTCGTCGCAGACAGCCCAGGACGCCTCGCGCCCACGATGCACGAGGATACCGAGCTGGATGAGGCGCTCGAAGGCAGCCTCCTCCTCCGCACCATGCTGCCGGCCGAGCATGACGACCGGCTCGCCGGCCTCACTCAGCCGCCAGAGCTGGTACGATAGGCCGCCGGTCATTCGTCAGCGCGTTCAGCTTGAGCAATGCCATGACCAGCTTCTTGTGCCGGACCCTGGGAAAGGTGACCGATCCGGGCGGCTTGATCGTGACGCTGATCGTCGGCGCGCGGCCGCTCGGCGTCTTCAGGACGATGCGCGCGATGATGTGGTCGAGGCGCCACAAATTGTCGCCGTAGCTGATGTCGGTCCGGCTCTCATGCAGACGGCGCAGCGCGCTACCCTCGGAGTCTTTCACCCGCACCGAGAACAGGGTCTTCTCGCGGCCGGTCCGGACATTGGTGGCGACGCGGTTGGCCTGCGCTTCCGTGATTTCGACCCGCTCGATCTGGTCCAGGTCACCGACACGGAAGGTGAAGGTGCCATGCGACTTCTCTGCCGGGGCCAGCGTGTAGAGGTTCTGCGAGCTGGCTGCCTTAAACACGCCGGGGCGCCCGAGAATCTCGGTAGCGAATGCTTCTGCCAGGTCGGCACGGCGCTTCTTCGCGCAGCCCCAAACCGTGAGGCGCCCCGTCGCCTCGACGAAGGAGATCACCGCGGTGTCGACTTCCTGGAAGCCGATGACCTCGTCCTCGTCGCCGCGAATGACCTCGGTCGAAACCGGCGGCGCCCCATGGCGGACTGCGATGCACAGCTCGCCATCATCGACATAGTCGCGGACGCGGCAGAACTTCCCGCGTAGGTCGGCGGCGAAGATGCCGGAGGCGCGGACGCGAAGGGCTTCCAGCGTTTCCTTGGTGACGCTGGCCGCAAGCCCATCCTCGCCCGCATCGAACTCGGTGACGCTGGGGGGCGCGATGAAGACGGAGGTGTGCTCCGCCTCCTTGAAGACGTCCGGGAACTCGACGAAGGCGACGAGGGCGTAGTCGCGCGGCGTCGCGGTCGGACACTCCGCCGGGTCGATGATCACGACCCCCTGACGCTCCGCCTCCTCCTGCAGCAGTCGCATCCCGGTCGGGCTGTCGAGTCGGACGATGCGATGCAGGTCTTGGATCAGGCCCTCCGGGTAGGAGTCCTTCGAGCCGAGCAGGTACTCGGTGATCCGCTTCCGCCCCTCCACCTCATCGGCGAGCAGAGCTTCCAGGTCGAGGCCCTTGATGCCTGCCCGATGCTGGGTGAGCAGCTTGCCCAGAACTTCCCAGTCCACGGTCTTGAGGAACCGCTGGTTGGCGAACTTGGTGAAGTCCTTCTGCACGTGACGTCCCTGTAATGTGGACCATATCAGGTACATGATTCGGCATGCCGGTGTCGAATCTAATCTGCAGCCCTCGGCGGAACACGTGGGCTGCAGCCCAGGTAATCATGGGGATGGCGCCCCCCTCCTACCTCCCCAGTAACTCGCATCTCCCACCCCACCTCCGCGAGGTCTGCGACCTGCTGGCGCGCGGCCTGCTGCGGCTCAGGAGCCGAGCTGCAGGGGATCTTGCCCGAGACGCCGAAGATGCCCGCGGGTCCGGAGACATTCGCCTACACTCCGCCGCCGGGCAGCGCCGTCATGCGAACCCCAAGAGAGAGGGAGTCGCATGACCCGACGATCCGCAACCCAACGCCGGCAGCTGTCTGCAGCGCCGCCGGCGCCCACCGTCCCGAAGATCCCGCCCGCTCAGGTACTGCCGCGCCTGGCGGCGCTGCAGACCGCCACGGCCGCCGAGCTGAAGGAGCAGTGGCGGGCGCTGTTCGGCAGGGAGCCACCGCCCTTCAACCGGCCCTACCTGGTCAGTCGGCTGGCCTACCGCATCCAGGAACTGGCCTATGGCGGGCTGAAGCCGGAGACGCGGGCGCGGCTTGAGGCGCTCGGTGAGCAGCTCGATGGCGGGAACGTGGTGCTGCGCAGAATCCGTGCCGACAGCCGGCCGCTGCCAGGCACGCAGCTCATCCGCGAGTACGACGGCGTGCAGCATGTCGTCACCGTCCGGGCCGACGACTTCGAGTACGAGGGCCGGCCCTATCGTTCGCTCTCTGCGATCGCCCGGCACATCACCGGCACGCGCTGGAACGGCTGGGTGTTCTTCGGGCTGCGCCAGCCGGGAGGTGGCGCATGAAGACGCGCGCCCCCGCCGGCGCGGCGATGCCGGCCACCGCGAAGAAGCTGCGCTGCGCGGTCTACACGCGCAAGTCCACGGACGAGGGGTTGGACAAGGAGTTCAACACCCTCGACGCCCAGCGCGAGGCTTGCGAGGCGTATGTCGCCAGCCAGCGCGCCGAAGGCTGGGTGCTGGTGCGCGACCGCTACGATGACGGCGGGTTCTCCGGCGGCACGCTGGAACGCCCGGCGCTGCAGCGCCTGCTGGCCGACATCGAGCAGGGCCTGGTCGACGTGATCGTCGTGTACAAGATCGATCGCCTGTCCCGCTCGCTGATGGACTTCGCCAAGCTGGTCGAGACCTTCGAGGCGCATGGCGTCACCTTCGTCTCGGTGACGCAGTCGTTCAACACGACGACCAGCATGGGGCGGCTGACGCTGAACATCCTGCTCAGCTTCGCTCAGTTTGAGCGCGAGGTGATCGGCGAGCGCATCCGGGACAAGGTCGCTGCCTCGAAGGCGCGGGGCATGTGGATGGGCGGCAAGGTGCCGCTCGGCTACGACGTCGCCAACCGCAAGCTGGTGGTGAATGAAGCCGAGGCCGCACGGGTGCGGCGGGTGTTCGAGCTGTTCGTCGAGACGGGCTCGGGCGTTGAGACGGTGCGCCGCCTGCAGGCCGAGGGCATCACCAGCAAGTCCGGCAAGCTGCTGGACAAGGGCGACGTCTACAAGGCGCTGAACCTGCGGACCTACATCGGCGAGGTCACGCACAAGGGCAACATCTACCGCGGCGAGCACCAGGCGATCGTGCCGCGGGATCTGTGGGAGAGGGCGCACTCCATCCTGCAGGTCAGCCCGCGGAGCCGTGCCGCGCAGAACAGGCAGCATGCGCCGGCGCTGCTGAAGGGGCTGATCTACGGCGTGGACGGGCGGGCGCTGTCGCCGACCTACTGCGTGAAGAAGGGGCGGCAGTATCGGTACTATGTCGCGCAGGCGGTGCTGCGCAATGCCGACTCCCAGGGTTCCGATATCGTGCGCCGCGTATCGGCGGCGGAGATCGAGGCCGCGGTGGTGGACCAGGTCCGCGCCCTGCTGCGCCAGCCCGAGGTGGTGGTCGGCACCTGGCTCGCGGCGCGGGCGGAGGCGCCGGACGTGAAGGAGGGTGAAGTCCGTGAGGCCCTAGCCCGGCTCGACCCGCTATGGGGCGAGCTCTTCCCGGCCGAGCAGGCACGCATCGTCCGAGCTCTGGTGGAGCGGGTGGTGGTCGGGCCCGCCGGTGCTGACATCCGCCTCCGCGTGGAGGGGCTGGCCGGCCTCGTCCGAGACCTCACCGCGATTGCGCCCAGAGCGCCGAAGGTGGCGGCATGATGCAGGCGACCAGCATCACGGTCCGGGTGCCACTAACCATCCGGCGCCGGCCGGGGCGGAAGACGGTGGTGGCGCCGGTGCGGGACGGCGGCGAGACGGCCCTCCCGACGCGGGCTGACCCGGCGCTGGTTAAGGCGCTGGCCCGGGCGTTCCGGTACCAGCGCCTGCTGGACGAGGGGCGCTACGCGTCGATCAGCGAGATGGCCGCGGCGGAGCGAATCGAGCGTGGATACCTCGGGTCGCTCTTGCGGCTGACTCTGCTGGCACCCGACATCGTCGAGGCGGTCCTGGACGGGTGGCAGCCGGAGAGGGTGACCCTACCGCGGCTGTTGGAGCCGTTTCCGAGCGCCTGGGCGTCGCAATGGGACGAGTTGAACAGCGGAAGCGTACCCTGAACTGCAAGGACTCGGCCGCAGCCACTGGACCTCCTTCATCGTGCAGGCACAGCCATGAAGAATCTGGCCCATATTCCATCTCTCCAAGCCGGGGAGAAGAGCGCGCTATCAAGCCCGGCACCAAACATCCCAGAAAACCCGGACAACGTTCGATGCGGTTACGGTGACGCCGGCCCTTTTCGTGGGGTGTCCGGGAAGGGCCTTCTGAAGGTTGTTTCACAAAACAAGCCATCATATATATTATGACAGCCTAGTGGAGCGATTCCAGCAGACGTTTCCCGCGCTGGTGCTTGCCGATGATGGTGTCGGCGGGCGCGGTCCAGCGGAAGGGCTTCGGGTCGGCGTTGTGGGCGTCGAGGTAGTCGCGGATGGCTTGGTTCAGCTCAATGACGGAGCGGAAGACGCCGCGCTTGAGGCGCCGCTTGGTCAGGGTGGCGAACAGGCCCTCAACGGCGTTGATCCAGGAGGCAGATGTCGGCGTGAAGTGGACGTGGAAGCGCGGGTGCCGGGCCAGCCATCGCTTCACCGCCTCGGTCTTGTGGGCGGCGTAGTTGTCGAGGATCAGGTGCAGTTCGAGTT